GCAAAGCTGGAGAGCTGGGAAACTATATTCGAAATAGCTGAGGTAACAGCTAAGGAAACGAGAGGTCTCAAGACTGTCGTGTATTGCTCAAGTGTAGAGGAGGCACGCATGGTATCAGATAGACTAGCTGACCACTACGGAATTAACTCCAAGTGGATATGTGCTGACACCAATAAGTGCAGCAAGGAGGAGAGGATATCTTCATTGCAATCTTTTACCAGTGACCCGAACGGAGTCACACATCTGTGTAACGTGGGGATACTGACAACAGGCTGGGACTTTCCTGGGTTAGAGGCCATCGTCATGGCTAGACCTACTAAGAGCAAGTCCTTGTATACGCAAATCTTTGGCCGAGGTACACGGCCTTTGGAGGGAGTGGTAGACTTTGCAGGTTCGACTCCTGAAAGCAGACGTGCCGCAATAGCATCTAGTGCTAAGCCATCGTTCAAGATGATTGACTTGGTAGATGCAAGCATAGCCCACAAGATAATGACCAGCCCTAATGTTATGGCAGGAACGTGGGGGATGGAGGTGGTGGAGCGTGTCAAGAAGAAGATGGACGAGGAGATGGACTTAGAGGAGGCCATGTCTGAGGCTGACAAGGAAGTTAGGGAAGAGCGTGAACAACTGGAGAGACAGGAGAGAGCTCGTATTCAAGCACAGGTGCAGTACAGGACACGGGAGGTTGACCCTTTCTCAAACGATGGAACAAAGCCAAAGCGTAAAAAAGAAAAGGGCGCACGGTTTTTGTTCGGACGATTCAAAGGATTGCTGGTTAGAGAAATACCTTCATGGTATTTGCAGGGTGTAATGAATGACAAACCAAAACTAAAAGAGGGTTGGCTGAAGCAAGCCATTAGGCGTGAGCTTCAGATACGTGATATAGATTTCTAAGGAGATGTTATGAAGACTAGGGAGAGATGGTTGATTTTATTGGGGGCAGTTCTCGGCTCCGAATATTATCGCAAGGAAGTTGTGAGTACAATAAACTCACGGTCGTGTTCTGAGCACGATATCGCAACAGTGCTGTCGCTTATAGAGCAGGAGAAGTTTATAGATGTAAAGAGTGCAATGGAAGGTATTGGTATTAAGATAAACGACAACCTAAAAGTTATAGACTCCATCCTTGCAGACTTAAAAAGGGAAACACTTAAACACCAATATGTGGAGGCCGCATCTCTACTTTCTATCTGTGCTAAGACACAACCCGAATCGTTTATACCTAAATTGAAGGTGATTGTAGAGCAGCTAGAGTCCAGCAATTATGTATCTCAAGAAAATGATTGACGAAGAAGGCCAAGTGCACTGGTTGTTTTTCAGTGAGCCGTCGTCTAATAAACCAATGATGATGATGACTGACAGGCAGGCTGAAACATTTGTAGACCAATACTTAATGGAGCAACAGGCTGATGCCCAAGAAGAATAAAAGATGTAAACCTCCTAAGCATTACGACCAAGGCATACAGCCGTGGGATGTTATCAAGGCTTGGAAGCTATGCTTCTGGTTAGGTAATGTGGTTAAATATATATGCAGGGCTGGCAAGAAAAAGAACAATAGTAAGTTACAGGATTTGTTAAAGGCTCGTAACTATTTAGATGAAGCGATACGACAAACACACGAGCGAATGGCGAGACGAAAGACGTAACTGGGCGATAGACTTTGACCGCTGCTGGATATGCGGGGCAACAGAATACCAAGGATTTCCTCTGGAGACTCATGAAATAGAACGTAGAAGTCAAGCGCCGACTCGTTGTATGAACGTGTGTAACTACTTTCGTACCTGCAAGAAGTGCCACATGGATGACCTAGCTGCTATGCCGCACGCCAAACAGCTAGCTTATAAACAAATTAACGACCCCGACAATTACAACCTAATGGATTGGTTACGACTCAGGGACTTAGATTTACGAGCACCCAACCGGGTAACTCAGGAGGAAGTAGACGAATGGATTCAGACGCTATCCACATCACGCTAGGGTATCCCCCTACAGTAAACACGTACTGGAGACACATTGGCAAAGGGCGTGTGGTTATCAGTGCTAGAGGCAGGAAATACAGAGAGCAGGTTATGGAGGATGTAATCTCAGAGAGCAGCCCTATGCTAACAGGTCGCTTAAAAATTACTATTAAAGCCTATATGCCAGACCGTAGACGCCGAGACATAGACAATCTAACCAAAGCCCTGCTCGATGCGCTAGCTCACGCAAGACTTTATGAAGACGACGAGCAGATAGATGATTTGAGGATAGTGCGGATGGGAGTAGAGAAGCCAGGTAGAGTTGAGGTGGAACTCACTGAACTCGTAAAGGTATAATAACAAAGTATCTTTAGGAATTTATAATGACGACAGTAACCGAAATAATTGCAGCAACAGCCGATGATGGATTCGTTCGTGAAGAGCATATGTACGGTTCGTTTTCATCGAGCGCATTTACATCAACCAACGATGAAATGAAAGTTGGCTATGACATTGACGGCATGGGTATGCTGGAAAGATTTTTCTGGAGCTTCTTGCGTTTTACTACAATAGATATAGCTCAAGGTGCTAATATTGTTTCTGCAAAAATACAGATGAAACATTCAAATTATGAGAGCAATAGTGAGGGTGAAAGTATTAGCATTTCAGCGGAGGACGTCGATGATGCTTCCGCTCCAAGTAATGGTTCGGATGTTATTGACGCAACTCTTACAAGCGCAAGTGTGTCGTGGACGATTCCTTCAATGAGTGGGGGTACATATTACGATTCTTCTGATATAACTTCGGTGATTCAGGAGATAGTAAATCGTTCTGGCTGGTCTGCAAATAATGATATTAATATAATTCTCCATGGCCCATCTACAGGTGCCAACTGGTATGCCCGGTGGTGGTCTCGAAACAAGGGTTCTGCCCACGCTCCCAAGTTAGTGGTGGAGTATTCAACATCATCCACCCCAATCGCCGCAATCTCAATGAACACATATAAACAAATGAGGAACAACTAGAATGTTTTTGAAACAATCTACAGCCTATACTTTTCGGTTCGGCCCATTCCTAGATGACACTGATGGGAAGACGGCGGAGACTGGGCTGACTATTAGCCAAGCAGACATAAGGCTTTCTAAAGGCGGGGGAAACTTTGCTCAGAAGAATGAGAGTTCTTCATCTTCTCACGACGAAATAGGGTTTTATATTGTTGTGCTTGATACAACAGATACCAATACGTGTGGCGAGTTGCTTGTAGCGTGTCATGAGTCCGGGGCATTGCCAGTATTCAAAACATTCTACGTGCTAGAGGAAGCTATATATGACGCTATGTTTGCTGCCAGTGCTTCTGCTTTTGATGCTAATGCTAGGGTTGATGTGGCTAGTATCGAGGGTTCTGATGCCACCGACCAAATAAATGCAGCGTGTGATGCGGCACTGTCAGATTACGATGCACCTACTAAAGCCGAACTGGATAGTGCGTTCACTGAAATTAAAGGTGGAAGCTGGTCAGCATCTACGGATACACTTGAAGCTATCCGAGACAGAGGTGATGCTGCATGGGTGACAGCAAGTGCACCAGCCGCATCCGCCATAGCTGATGCAGTGTGGGATGAAGCCACGTCAGGTCACACAAGTTCAGGCTCCTATGGTAAAGCCGTGTCAGACATTCTTACGGACACCGCAGAGATTGGTTCAGCAGGTGCAGGACTGACAGCAGTTCCGTGGAATTCATCGTGGGATACAGAGGTGCAAAGCGAATGTAATGATGCGTTGGTTGCGCTCGGCTTAGACCATTTAATATCGGCTTCTGTAGCTGGGTCGGATGTAACAGATAACTCTATTATCGCCAAGCTAGTCAGTAAAGAATCTACTGCTGACTGGGATGATTATGTTAATACGACGGACAGCCTCGAAGCTATTAGGGATAGGGGTGACGCCGCTTGGACAACTGGAGGTGGTGGTTCTGCACCTACCGCAGCAGCGGTTGCTGATGCGGTATGGGACGAAGCTGCTAGTGGTCACACAGGTTCAGGTACATTCGGTAAGTATCTAGCAGATGTACTAACAGACACTGCTGAAATCGGTTCGGCGGGTGCAGGACTTACTGGAGTTCCATGGAACAGCTCATGGGACTCAGAAGTACAGAGCGAGTGTAATGATGCACTTGTGGCACTAGGTTTAGACCATTTAATCTCAGCCTCTGTAGCAGGCTCTGATGTAGCTGACGACTCTATTATCGCAAAGCTAGTAAGCAAGGAATCCACAGCGG